TGTTTCTACATTACTTGGTTGTTTTTCATTATCAGCCATTATTTTTCTCCTATATTATTTCGTCTGGATTATTAGGTCCTTGTGGACTTGCAATAATACCATCGTCAATCTCTTGTTTAATTTGTTTATCAATATCAGCAATTTCTCTTTCATTTTGTTTTAATATGTTTTTTCTAACATAGTTAACTGAAAAATATTTACCAACATAATCTCTAACATCATTAGCAAGAGCAATTCTTTCTCTTAATAATTCAGCGTTTTTAAGTTCGCTGAAATGACCATCGGCAAGAAAATCATATTTAATTTTTTCTTTTATTGCTACCCAATCGTCATCATTGATTATTGATTTAAGAACCAATTGAGTTCTTAATAAATCATTAAACAATTCTGTAAATTTCTTTCTTAATCTTTGTACAAACTTTGTAAATTTAAGTTCGTCTCTAGTTATCTCGGTACTTCTACCTAGATTGAAACCTTGACTTGCTTCTAATCTACTAATTGGTACATTTAGAGAACGATATAGTTTTCTTTGGAAGTATTCTATATCTGCAACTTCACCTAGGTTTTGACCACCAGGTAATGTAGATATATCAGTTCCTCTACCACCTTCTCTACTAGGTAACCAAAAGTCTTCAAGCATAGACATATAGTTTCTATCGTCTCTAATCTCTCCTGTACTTGCGTCATAGACAAGTTTGTTTCTGTATCTTGCCATAACATCACGGAGATATTGTTCTGCTTTTACTTTAGGTAAGTTACCTACATCAATCTTAAATATTCGTCTTTCAGGTGCTCTTGCAATTCTGTAAATAACAACAGCGTCTTCAATCATACGCAATTGATTTACAGGTTTGATTGCCTTATGTAAATAAGACATAACCATATTTTTGTTCAAGTCTACTAAACCACTTGGACAAAAAGATATAGCGTCTGGTGCAATCTTAATACCACCACTTGCCATACCAGGTCCTGCAACACCTTTTTCATTATATAAAAAGTATTCGTTATAGTCGTGTACCACTTGTATGTTTGCCATAGCAACTGGACGACCTTTTTTAATTTCTCTTAACTTCTTAATTTTTCTAGGATCAATATATCGTAATTCAGTAATACCTTGTACTGGACTTTCTCTATCAATAATCTTATGATAGTATATTCTTCCATCTACATACCATCTACGAAAGATATCGTGTCCTCTCGTAGAAAAATTAAGTAGTCTTAATATTTCTTTAAATTCATCTTCTATTTTTCGCTTTATTGCGCTTGAAAGTATTGTATCAGATAAATCAACTCTAACTGGATCCTTATCAATTTCATTTGCCACTATGGCTTCATTGACAATATCCTCTATTGCCATATCGCACTCTGGATGAATTGATACCTCTCTATATCTCCTAATTAAGTCTTGCTCAGTTTTCGCCGTACCTTCCATATCAAGGTACTGACCAAAATAACCTCCAGCGGCGACGGTTTGTGTACCGTCATCCGCTTTAGGTTGAGTAAAACTTTGTTTAGGGTCTACTTTAGGTTTAGTTCTAGTTATCTGAAAACCGAAAAGCTCTGCCATTTTATATCCTCAAAGTTTTATTATATATTTAGTCTACTATTAAGTAGTTGTTCTTGCTTCAAAGAACAAGTATCTAAACGATACTTCAAAAGTTTCAACTGCTTCTGTCGGTTCCATAGACAAGTCTATCGCACCAATAGATACTGGAAAGCATCCTCTTAATGTGTAAGACTTAATCGTGCCACCATTTCTGTCAAGGTGGTCAATAAAAGCGTCAACTTGATAGTCTGCTGGATTTACTAATCCTTCGTTATCAGACATATTGTTGATACCATTTTGCCATCTTTCAAAAGCGTCTCTTAATCTAAAGTTTGTATCGTTAAGTACCGTTATGTTCCAAGGTTCAAAAGTTCTATCAGCTGCAAGATATATTGGTCTACCACGGAAGTTAACCGTTGTTGTACCGATACTCATAGCAGGAATAGAAGTTGCATTACATAAGAACGCTAACTCTTCTGTTTCTCCACCAACTTGGGCGTAACCAGGAAAAGGCATTGTAACCTTAAACTGATTGGCTCTTGCGCCGCCGCCAGTAAGTTTAGTTTTGAAGTCATTAATGTTTGCCATTGTTTATTTTCCTCTCTACTATTAACCTGCTATCTCTTCAAAAGAGACACCAGTTCTGGTTGCAACGAAAGATAAAGTGATAAAGTTGATACTTCTTGCTGGTTTTACAAAAATCTCAGCAATAAATTCGTTTCTATCAATTACTTCGCCTGTGTTGTTTGTTTCATCACACACTACTAAAAAGTCTGTGATACCTCGTCTACCTTGTACTTCTCTTAGGAAAGGTTCTACTAGGTTTCTAAAGTTCGCTCTTGTAAACTCGTCATTAAATTCAAAGAGTTGGAATTTAGAAGCTGTCGCAATCGCCTTTTCTAAAACGATAAACAATCTTCTTACATTTATTCTATCAAACGCAGATGGTTTTGCTAATCCAGTTTTATCTCCGAAAAGAACAATACCTTGACCTGGGAATGAAACAACTGGGTTTATTCTCGCTCTGTATAGTTCGTCTCTTTGAGTTTTATTTGGATTGTAAGCAAGTTTACTAGCACCTCTAATAATACCTCTGTTTAATCCTGCAGGACTAAACCAAGCGTCATTAGTTAAATCAGTTCTAGCAGCCAAGCCAGCCATATCTCCGTTTAGCGGAACATATCTGAATACATCATTATATCTGTCGTACATATATTTGTAACCACTATCAAATATTACATATGAAGATGATTGTATTGAGTTAAAGAAAGCAAGTACATTGTTTGTTTGATTGATAGATGATGTAATTCCTACTACATCACTTCTCTCTGGACTTGCAAATACAACAGCGTCTTTTCTTGTTTCAGCGATTGTAATTAAATCACCGATTAAAGTTGCTGAAGCGTTACCAGCCATTATCAAACTAACATCTACGGATTCACTATCTTGGAATAATTCAAACGCAGATTTTCTTACACCATCAGTTGCTGTTCCATCATCACCACCTGTAAAAGATAATGCGATAGGAGCGGTAACATCTGTAAATGTTTTACCTGCTTTTGCGTCTCCCCAATTTGTTCCGTTAGAGTTGTGGTCTCCCCAATAAATCATACCAGATTTTCTGTATATGACTTCTGGATAGAAGTTGTTATTTCCACTTGCGTCTTTAGCGTCTTTAGCTTTTGAAACACCTTCAAAAACTTCTAACACTTCGCCTTTTGTTCCGTTTATAGTACCATCGGCATCCACTACTATAATGTGCATTTCGTCATTAGAACCACCAGCAGCAGATACATCTGGAGAAGTTCCTGGAGCACCAGACACTTGGTCATAATACTTCCATCTTCTTCTTACATTTGATCCGTTTGTGATAACTCTACTTAAACCACCTGAACCTACTCTTTTCTTAATTGTGATATCGTTTGAAGAAACAGCAGTTACCTCATACTCTTCACCATCGTCATAGTCGTCAGTTCCAGCAGTTGTTGAAAAAGCGATAACATCGCCTACACCTATATTAGTTCCACTTGTAACCGTAATTGTAGTGTCACCTTTTGCTACAGCACTATCGTTAACGGTTGTTACCGCTACCGCTTCGTAAGCTGTCGCCGAAGGACATACAGAAACTTCTAAACTATTTCCGTAAGCACCAGCAAATCTTGCTACAAATTCTATGCCAGAGATACCAGTATAAGCACCACTAGCTAAATAACTAGTGTTATAATCATTTGTATTTCTCACCAATAAAGCTGTACCAGAGTTGGTTACAGCGTTTTTTATACCTGTATTTTCAGTTCGTACAATTTTTAAAGCGTTTGAGTATTGCAGAAAAGATGAAGCAGTAAAGTACTCTTCAAAATTATCCGTTGTCGGTTTACCAAACAAACTTACTAGGTCTTGTTCATTAGAGATTAATGTAATCTCTCCAACTGGTCCTCTTTTAGCACTAAAAGCGTATGCGCCAATGCTAGTAGAAACAGCAGGAACTATGTTAGTAAGGTCCTTTTCTTGTACGAGAACCCCAGGTGATACTTGAAATGCCATTAGGTTTCTCCTCTTATTTGTTTTTCGTATTTAAATTTAAATACATTATGTTTCCTTTTGTTCAAAATTCGTATTATTCATACGCCCATTGCAAATTTTCTCAATCAATACTATTTATTATATGTCATTCCTACACTAATTACCTTTGCGTACAACAGGATGCCAGACCGTTCCATACTCATCAACGGTGGGTTTTTCTTCTTCAGGAGTGCCATCATCTACAAATCCAAACGGCGCCATATCCTGCTCTATGAGTTTTTCCTGTTCTCTATACATTTCTGCTCGTATATTTCTATCTGTCATTTCTTTGAAATATCTTTGATTAACTAACCAACCAAACATTACGAGACAGGTCATAAGGTCGTCATTACAACCTTCTTCTGCTTGCCAAGATTGATTTTTTCTGACAAAGGTAGACATTTCTTCTATAATTTTAAAATCATTAATAATAAGTTTATTAGCTTCAATGATTGCTTTGATATTTGCAGTTCCCATTTTCTTAACTTGTTTAGTCATACGAACACCTAATTGTGAACCTCTTTGACTAAACATTGCACCTAGTATCTGACCTGCTCTACCTTTTTGAGTTGTCATTAATATATTATCATACTCTATCTCAAAATGTAGACCATCAGATATCTGAGCACCAATATCATTTACTTCAACAAGTATATGTGCCTTGTTATATTGATTACATACTTTCGCAATCATTTCAGGAAACAATATTGGTTTTAATTCATTATCTCTAAATGTTGCAACTACTTTATAAGGTAGTTGGGTTACATCATAGATTATAAACGCTGAATAATCTTTTAGTGTGCCACGAGCAACATCAACACAAGCAACATAAGTGTTACCTTTTATTGGTTTCTCAAAGATACTTAATCGTCCATTTGTTTGTAATGGTGTTATATACGGTGTCGCTTTAATCTTCGCAGGACTGATTAATGTATCTACTGAACCTAAAAACTCACACTCAAATTCACTTGCGAATTGAGTAGCACTTGTATTTCTTATTGTCTCTTCTTTCCACTTTTCGTCTCTACCTGGTACTTCTGACCAATGTACTTCCATAGGAATATAATCGTTGTTCTTATTCTCAGCGTCTACCCATAGTTTATAAAACTGGTTCATACCATAAGGAGTAGAAACGATAATAACTTTTGTTTTCTGACCTGAAGTAATCGTAGGATAAACAGACGAGAAAAACTGCTCAGCGATTGTAGTAGGTACGAAAGCAAACTCATCTAAAAATATTATGTTGTATGAACCTCCTCGTATCGCACTTGAAGAAGTTGCGGCTGCAACAATTTTAGATTTGTTTTCTAATTCTATATTACCTTTGTTCCAGTTGATTACACCTTGTTGTAACCATTTAGGTAAGTTCTCATATGCAAGTTGTAATCTACCTAGTATATCTCTAGCAGTTGAAGACTTGTTGGCAAGTATCGCTATATTAGAATTAGGATTAAATATTGCATAGTGTAATAAGTAAGATATGATAGTTGTAGACTTACCACTTTGTCTAGGCAATTTGTAAATAGTAAACCTATTTTTGTGCATATTAGTAATCATCTTGTCCTGAAACTTATATGTCTTAAATGGTATAAGTCCTTCGTCAAGTGAAACTATCTGTACATAGTTCTTAATAAAATATAAAGGGTCTTCTTCACACCTTTTAAATTCTACAATCTGCTCTTCTGTAAATTCAATAGGTGTATTGACTTTCTTTAAATTAGGATTACCTAAATATGCGTCTGAAAAATTATTCATCTATTGGTTCTAAATCCTCTTGCATTTTTTGACTAGGTGTTATATCTTTAGGTTTGTCTTTATCTTTTAACATCTTTTGTAATTCAGTTGTACTACCTACAAATAATGCGTTTTTAATTTGAGGACTTGCACTTTTAGGTAGTTCTTTCAAGTCTTTTAATTTCTTATTTAAATCTTGTAGTTTGTCAACGGTGTCTGCTACATTTTTAATACCTGCTAATGCAACCTCATATGCTCTAGGGTGTTGACCTTCTTTTGCAACATCAAGTATACCTTGTATTGCCTCTTGTCCTTTTTCAATTAGATTGTAATAGTATTCTCTACTATTCTTATGGTCATTATCCACATCTTGCTTTTCTTTA